ACTTATTAATAGAGCTAAATAACTCTCCCATTGCGCGAACGCACCAGAAGCAGGATTTGCTGCATCAATATTGACGACAATTCAATTGATGCCCCGATCTATCTGGATTTAATTGTAAATCTTTTGCACCTCATCAAATTGATACTGACGGTATGTTTTAAACATTACCGGAGTACGGAGTCGAAGTACAGCAGCTGCCCGCTCAAAGTCGGGAAGCTCACGATTGAAAACTTCCTCTGAGTGCTGAGCAAGCTCACGCACTGCGGTCTCTAGGACATTAGCTGTGACAATGTACTGATCAACAGTACCATTATTCCACATAGCCATTTCCCGAATAGTTACAAGTGATAGAGGAGCTCGATATCGGCACTGAGCCACATCCCAGCGAAATTCCCGTTTGAGGAAATTAATCTCATCGAGAGATCGATAAGGCACGACATCGCTGGATTTTGACTCATCAGTGTAAATCATTCCTATTTTAAGGAAAGCAGCAGTCATCTCGACTTGATTAAACCAAGCGACTACTTTATCAGACAGACCCCAAATATCATCATCACCATAGTTAAGGTGGCGAATCAACTTGTGATACCACGCAAGAGTGGCGTATTCAGGGGCCTTGGCAAGAGCACAAAGCATATATACATAGCGAGCCGCAATAGAGTGATATACACAGTTGATAACAACTGTAAGGGGACAACCAGAAGGCTGGGAGTGATTCCACATGTAGAAAATATCATCAATCAAATGAATTGAATTGACGATCTCGGACCACAAAGCAATACGGATCAATGTCTCCACGGCGGTACCTCCGTACCACTGGTTGATTAGATCGCAAATTCTCCACAAAATATCTGGGTGGAGTGTGCCGTCGTAATTGGAAAAATCACCTGCTGCGTATTTGTCACCCACCTGTTTTAAGGTGGTAGCAATCCGATTCCAATCCATACTATATACATCTGTCCCAACACACGACTCTACAGCAATTTTGTTGCGAGTCATGTGGGCACAAAAGCCTCCAAAATATTGGCGAAATAGAATTGTAAACGCCATTTCTCCACAAGAGAAGAGGCGAGTTTTAACCGCATCTATCTTCTCCATGGAGCGACGCTCATCTTTCAAAGTGTCACACCAAATGGTGTTGGGGCGCTCACCGCGCTTGCACGTGGCGAGTAGTTCGGCATGTTTAGCGATCAGTGCAGGATGGTCATAGATATATTCATCTGAGCCAAGCCACTGCTGCTTGCCCACACCTTTCTTCTCCCAACCGTAGCCGGGGGAAGTAGTCCGCTTCATTGGCGGATAACAGTCATCACCCTCCACACCAGAAATCCCTTCACTATAAGAAAGGACTCTTTTATCTCTACTATCTCTCTCAATAAACTGCAAATAGTTATTTGCACACTCATCGAGGAGGTCGAGATTCATGGGAGGAGAAATCGGACTAGCCTTCTTCCGCGCATTCGCCATGGGATCGATAAGTTGACCATTAAGGTCTTTACGAGGGCCCAAGGCAGCGGGAGCCATTGTAGGCTCTTGAATTACTCCGTGGACTGGTGATGGCACAATTTTCGATTTCCTATTTTGGAAGAGACGTTTTGAGTCTCGTCCAATGGGATAGAAATTACCCTCTAATTCAGGGGTGCATGTCCAAATGTTGCGGCCATTAATACAAGTGTTCACCTCAAGAGGCAAACGATCATTATGGACTGGCAAAGCTGGTGCCATGCGGGACTCGGAATAAAGACACGAAATATTATCTTCCATGTGCTTCAAGAAATTACGAGTCACGGGTGTGCCGTAACCCTGGTAGTGTGGATCATCAAGACCCGCACAATGGATTCCGAAAATCTTATTGTGGAAATTCTTATCGAATGCCACAAGAACGGCGCCGCAATCACCAGAAACAGTCTGTACGTTGTACTTGAAAAGAGTTCTAACCTTCACGGCTTCCTCTCCGGTCCCAATAGAAAACTCAGAGTCATCTGCCTTCGAATCACTACCGAAGTATTGACGCACCATGACCTTACTGTCAGGCACGAAGCCAATAACGGAAATCTGATTCAATTGTTGAAAACGCCCGAAATCAAAGGTATCCATAAATTTGGATGTTATATCACAGTGCTGATGCACCAATCGGGGCAATTCCAACATGAATACATCGCGGTAACCAAATGCGGTTTTTGTATCGTCGGGTACAAAATACATCCGACAGCTAGCCAGGGGGAACTCAATTCCATCATTACAATGTTGATTACGAATTCTCCATCGCTCATACTCCTCAATCTTAGGAAGAATGTGTCGATTCAGGAT